GGGTTTCCAAGTCCAAAAACGACTTTATTGCCTTTGCCAAGCGCATGTGGCCGATTTTCATGGAGAATACACACCATCGGATCATGGCGCGGGCCTTTGAACGGGTGGTGACGGGGGAATGCAAGCGGCTGATGATTCACATGCCGCCACGCCACACAAAATCCGAGTTTGCTTCCTGGCTGCTCCCGGCCTTTTATCTAGGGCACCATCCCGAACGAAAGATCATCATGGCGTCACACACGGCGGAACTGGCTGTGGGGTTTGGTCGCCGGGTTCGCAATCTAATCAATAGCCATGAATACCGGGAAGTCTTTGGTGGGGTGTCCTTGCAGGCCGATAACAAGGCTGCCGGACGGTGGAATACCAATCATGGCGGTGAATACTACGCAGTAGGTGTGGGTGGCTCGATTGCAGGCCGTGGCGCACACTTATTCGTGATTGACGATCCCCATAATGAGCAAGACGCGATTAGCGGGCACCATGACGCGGCTGTTTTTGACAAGGTTTTCGACTGGTACACGTCCGGTCCCCGTCAGCGGTTGCAGCCTGGGGCGGCTATCGTGGTGGTTTGCACCCGTTGGTCCAAGCGCGATCTGCCAGGGCGCATTTTGCAGCGCTCCGGGGAGCATGATCGGGGGCCAAAGTGGGAGGTAATTGAGTTTCCAGCAATCATGCCAAGCGGTCGGGCCTTGTGGCCTGATTTTTGGAGCATGGATGAATTGATGGCGATTAAGGCCGATACCGAAACATGGAAGTGGTCGGCTCAATACATGCAAAATCCGACCTCTGAAGAGGCGGCGCTTATCAAGCGGGAATGGTGGCGGGAATGGACGCGGCCCAAGAAGCCGGAGTGTGAGGCGATTTTGGTTTCCTGGGATACGGCGTTCCTGAAAACCCAGCGAAGTGACTATAGCGCTTGCACGATCTGGGGGGTTTTCAACCACGCCAACAAGGAAGGGGCTGATTCGTCCAATCTGATCTTGTTGCACTCGTTTCGGGACAAGCTCGAATTTCCGGAACTGAAAGCCAAGGCTAAAGCTATCTATCGGGAATGGCGCCCACAGATGATGATTGTCGAAGCAAAGGCAGCCGGTGCGCCTCTCGTTCACGAATTGCGGGCTTCGGGGATTCCGGTCTCCGAATTCACCCCTACACGCGGGAATGACAAGGTGGCTCGTGTCAATGCGATCAGCGATATGTTCAAGTCGGGCTTTATTTGGTATATACCGACAGAGGAAAACCATGACGTAATTGAAGAATGCGCTTCTTTTCCGTCAGGCGATCACGACGATTACGTGGATACTGTATCGCAGGCACTTCTGCGGTTTCGTGAAGGGGGTTGGCTTCATTATCCGCAAGATGAAGACGATGAGGCGGATGAAAGCCTGGATGAAACGGTGGAGTATTACTAATGGCGATCAATCCAAACGGCTTTGACAAGGTTCTCCCGCAGGCTGAAGTGGACAAGTTGCCGCCTCCGGGGGTGGATGACGCGGAAAACGATTACGTCAATATCGACGTGATTATGGAAGGGGAAGAAGTCCCTGATTCCGTGGAAGTGGACATTGGAGAAGGGGGAGAGGCCGGGGATGACGAAAAGCCCATTCCGCCCGATCTTCCGTTTGACGCCAATCTGGCTGATTACCTCGATGAAAGCGATTTGGCGAAAATCGCAACCGATCTGCTTGATTCATTCGAGTCTGATAAGTCGTCTCGCAGCGAATGGGAAACGGCTTACAAAAAGGGGCTTGAACTTCTCGGACTGAAAATCGAAAACCGAAGCGATCCTTGGCCGAATGCCTGCGGTGTTTATCATCCGGTTCTGGCCGAAGCTGCTGTGCGGTTTCAGGCAAACGCGATTATGGAGATTTTTCCTGCATCTGGTCCGGTGAAATCGCAAGTGGTCGGCAAGATGTCTTCGGAAAAGGCAAAACAGGCGTTTCGTGTCCAAGAAGACATGAATTATATCCTGACCAAGAAAATGCGGGAATATCGTCCGGAAACGGAACAATTGCTTTTCCGGCTGGCTATTTCGGGTTCGTGTTTCCGCAAAATCTATTTCGATCCCAACCTCGAACGTCCGGTTGCCATGATGGTGCCGGGGGAAGATTTCTTTGTGCCCTTTTCTGAATCGTCGCTGACGATGTGCGAGCGGTTCAGTCATGTCATGCGAAAGACGCCGAATGCGGTTCGCAAGATGCAAGTCAGCGGGTTTTACCGGGATGTCGAATTGAGTCCTCCGGTGACGATGGGGGATGAAATCAAGGAAAAAGAGGGGCGGGTTGAGGGGCGCGAACCTCAAGCGACCAAAGACGACCGGCTCACGATTATCGAATTCCACGTCGATTACGATTTGGATGATTTCCCCGATGTTGCGGCTGATGGGGAGCCGACTGGTGTTGGCTTGCCGTATGTGATTACGATTGACCGGGATTCGACAAAGGTTCTGGCAATCCGGAGGAATTGGCGTGAAGGCGATGCGAAGAAAAAGAGGCGGTCGCATTTTGTGGCCTACCAGTATCTTCCTGGCCTTGGTTTTTATGGCATCGGTCTCGTTCATCTGATCGGTGGCTTGACCAAGGCCGTTACTTCTCTGACGCGCCAATTGGTTGACGCCGGGACTCTCAACAATCTCCCGGCTGGTTTCAAGACTCGCGGGATGCGGATTATCGGCGATAACAAGCCGTTGAAGCCCGGCGCTTTACGCGATGTGGACGTGACAAGCGGCAAGATCGCGGAAAATATCGCTTGGATGCCCGCCAAGGAACCTTCGGCGGTTCTATTGAGTTTGCTGCAAAGCTCCGTTGAAGAGGCGCGTCGGCTGGGCTCTATTGCCGATGTGCAAATTGCGGCGGGTGCATCTCAGGCTCCGGTGGGCACGACTCTTGCGATCTTGGAACGGTCTCTCAAGGTCATGTCGGGCGTTCAAGCCCGTTTGCATTATTCGCTGACCGAGGAATTTCAGTTGTTGGCGGAAGTCATCAAAGACTACATGCCTGATGAATACGACATTGATTTCGAGGGTCCGTATCGCCGGTCTGAAGATTACAGCGATAAGGTCGATGTCTGTCCGGTTTCCGATCCGAATTCCACCACTATGTCGCAGCGGATGCTGCAATATCAGGCGGCGGTGGAAATGGGGACACGGGCGCCGTCCGCTTATAACTTGGCGCTTTTGCATCGCCGGGCGCTTGAAGTGCTGGGTGTGGAAGACGCGGATCAGATTGTTCCGATGCCGGAAGATATTGGACCACTCGATCCGATCTCCGAAAACATGGCTATCTTGACCGGGCGCCCAACCAAGGCGTTTCTCGATCAGGACCATGAAGCCCATATCCGGGTTCATCTGGCAGCGATGAAAGACCCCAAGATCGCGGAAATGGTCGGCCAATCGCCGCAAGCGTCCACGATTCAATCGGCGGCTTTGTCGCACATCTCCGAGCATCTTGCGTTCCAGTATCGCCGTGAAATCGAGAAGATGACGGGGGCGCAATTGCCGCCTCCGGATTCTCCCTTGCCGCCCGATATTGAAGCGCAGTTGTCGCGGGTTGTTGCCGATGCGGCTGATAAGCTGCTGGCGAAAAATCAGTCTGAAGTGCAACAGCGGCAAGCGGCTGAAAAGCTTAAAGACCCGGTTGTGCAAATGCAGATGCGCGAATTGGATTTGAAAGAGAAGGAATTGGTCAATAAGCACACTGCGGATATGGAAAAGATCAAGGTTGATCGTGAACATATTGCCAGCGCCGAACGTGTGGCTGGTGCGAAGCTTGGTGTGGATATTGCCAAGGACCGGCAAACCGATCAGCGAGAGCGTTTGATTCAGGGCACAAAGATTGGTGCCGATATTGCTGCGACTGCTGAAGCCAATAGTATTAAACGCAAGGCGCTGAAGGCTAAGCCCCGTAAGAGTGAGGCGTGATGGAAACGATCCTAAAGCAGCTTGACGATCAGATGGATGAAATCAAGGAACGGCTCGCGACTCGGCACTGTGCCAGTTTCGATGAATATATGTTTTTGTGTGGCCGACACGCGGCTTTGCGGGAATTTCGGAACTGGCTGGTTGACTATCATACCTCAATGTTGTCCAAGCTGAACGACGAAGACTAAAAAAGCCTTGTTATTAGAATAGCTTATGTCATGCCTTTAGGGCGCGTTTTGCGCCCGTCCGCAGCCGGTAGCTGGCGCTAGGAGGCATGAATGTACGATGTTTCTGTTGCCGACCGGGCAAAATCAATTGCCCACCTTCTCCCCTCCCCTTGTGTTCATCGTGTTTTAGCCGTTTTGGCTCCCGTTGCCGAAAAGACATCGGGGGGAATCATTCGTCCCGAGCTTCATAAGCAGGCTGAAGATGCGGCAAGCGTCTTGGCCTGTGTTGTGAAAGTCGGGCCGGATTGCTTCAGGAATCCAGACGATTTTCCGAGTGGCACCGAATCCCCGCCTTGCAAGGTTGGGGATTGGATCAGTTTTCGGTCCTATTCGGGCACTCGGATCAAGATTCGGGACTTGGAGTTTAGGGTTCTGAATGACGACATGATCGAAACTGTGGTTCCGAAACCAGAAGAATTTATGAGGGCTTAACCATGACAACCGACGATAAAGACAAGAAAGATTCCGATGCTCCCGAAGCTGAAGATTTGGAAATCGAGGTAACGGAAAACGAGCCTGATGAGCCTGAAGAGAAGGCCGAACCCGAGAAAGCTCCGGCGCAAAAGGCAAAAGAACAACCCGCCGCTCCGGCTCAAGAAGAAGATTTGAGCGATGAGGCGCCTTCCGAAGAGGAGCTTGGCGGTTATTCGGAAAAGGTTCAAAAGCGGATTGGGCAGCTTTCCAAGCGCTACCATGATGCAGAGCGGCGCCGGACAACGGCGGAAAGCCTTGTGGATGAAGCGGCGCGCAATCTACAGGCTTTGTTGGAGGAAAACCGGGCGCTGAAGTCCACCTTGTCGCAAGGTGAGCGTGTTCTGCTTGGGCAGTCTGAAGAGCGTATCAAGGCGCAAATGGCAGAAGCGCGCCGGACATTCAAAGAGGCGATTGATAACGCC